TCATCGTTGCTCCCTTTGTACACTCTGTACATAATGCGCTGTGTACAGACTGTACAGGGAGCAGTTCGAATTATCGGTGCACATCGCTCAATAAATGCCATGCGAGCGCAGCCACTGCTGGTACCTGTCCGTTGCCAATGGCTCTGATCCTGTCCACCCTATTGGCCACCCCATCAGCCACTCGCCCCAGTCTGGGTTCACTGCACCACCAATCGCTGTTGACAGCGCCGTTCCACCCTGGCGATACTTTGCCTTTCGCCAGTAATAGTCGCTCGAGACTGGTGTGGGCCACAATCCAGATTCTGTCGCGTTTATGTGGCGCACCGGAATGTCGAGCACCCAGCACTCCCCACTTCGCATCGAACCCCATCTGGGCCAAGTCCCCAAGTACGAACTGGATTCCTCGAGTAGTGAGCATTGGTGTGTTTTCCAAGAACACGAATCGTGGTCGAACTTCGCGAATGATCCTGGCCATTTCCTGCCAGAGTCCAGACTTCTTGCCCTTGATGCCTGCGGCATTTCCAGCGCTGCTGATGTTCTGGCATGGGAATCCACCGGTGATAATGTCGACGTTTCCAGCCCATGGCTTACCGTCGAAGGTTCGCACATCATCCCAGACTGGAAAGCGCTCGAGCAGTCCATCTTTCTGCCTGGCGAGCAGTACTCTTCTCGGAAAGGGAGCAGACTCAACAGCGCAAACGGTGCGCCATCCAAGCAGCTTCCCTGCCAAGATTCCACCGCCTGCGCCTGCAAATAATGCCAATTCACGCAAACCTCCCTTAAGGCTGCTCGAGCTCTGTTCGCCTTTCAGGACCATTCGTTCGATGTGGTCTGTGCATACTCGAAGCCAGCCTTCTCGAGTCGCGCAGCATCGGAAGGGCAGACAATAAGAAATTGGCCAGGCATTCCACTCATGAGTCGCATGGGCTTCGAGCATTCGCGAATACAAGTTTCAGCCAGATACCTCGAGCGATAAATCCAAGGTTCGTTGCGAAGTTTGGTTCCGTGGTATCGATAGCTCAATGTCATCGTTGCTCCCTTTGTACACCATGTACATAATGCGCTGTGTACATACTGTACACCAAGATGTCCAACTTTTATGATTCATCATCTCGAGCTCTGGCTTCAGACCACTCGAGGTATTCGATAAAGAACTGGAATGAAAAGCTGACGATCAGCAACGCCAGCCCACTGGCGGAATAGATATTTAGCGGCATGGCCATCCTCCCTTTGGTTTTCGCCAGACAATCTGGCATCTGTCATGCGAGTGTCGTTCTTTCTTCGCGCCATCTTCGACAAGAATTTGCCTGACTCGCCTGTCAGTGACTCGAGCGATGACAGCCAATTCTCGAGCAGTCGCTGCGCCTTTAGTCAGACGTTTTCGAATCGTATCTCGAGCGGAATGCCTGACTGGATACGGTGGCAGATCCCAGTCGACATCGATCAGATACTGATAGCTTCTGCGACATCTCGCACAATCAACCTGCGCTGGATCTGTCGACAGTCGCTGATCTTTCAGACCACACGCAGTGATACGCTCGAGCGCACAACGCTGATAATGTGTCTTCATCCTAGTTTGCCTTTTACGAATTCAGGCAGTGCCAGTGATTCACTAGTGAGATCGACAAGGGCTGCGACTCGCCTGGCTTCGCTGGTCTTGAAGCGTCGATTTATCGCTGACCGATAGGCTTCGATGAACGCCTTTCGATTGGCTGCATCGCTTGCTCGAAGCGCTTCAGGAATCGTGGTTTTGTCAGGCCAGATTTCTCGCCATCCACCTGCTGCTGCAAGCCCAGCAGCCATCGCTCGTTCTCGCTTGGGATCATCGTGCAGCCTAAAGGGTTCTGGCTTGGTGGGATCTCGAGGCACATCTTCACTCATCGATTGTGCGACCATGCGCAGATCTCGATAGGCTGCTCTGGCATCTGCGAGAAGAAGCCAGTCACTGACTTCCATCTTGACTGACTCAGACCATTTACATTTCGACTCAATCTGGCTTCGCGCACTGTCGACTGCACGATGATAGCCAGTGACGAAAGCCTCGAGCGATGCGCCAGCCTTGAAAGATCGCCATCCACCAGAGTCTTGGATGCCACACCAACGTGCCTGCGCTTCTGCTCTGCTCGCAGCCAGCGCGAAGTCTCGAGGCTGATCAAATGGCACCGGTTCTCGAGCACCAAACTTGCGCCTGAGTGAACGCACCCTTCCCCAGTCTTCACCGCTGGTGTCATCATCTCGATTGACTAGCAGACTCAGGATCTGTCCAGGCTTAGGCCACCAGGAAGCCTGCTCGCTTCTTAGATACAAAACACACGCAGCCAGAAGCCTGTCGTCATCGATATCTGGCATGGTCACTTGCCAGGCAGCGCTGATGGAGCTCTGGCTTGTGGTTCTGGGAACCGAGCACCCAGCTGCCATCAACAACTCGATGCATTCGTTGATGCCTTGCACCGACGCCATCAGGCTGCCTCAATTCGCGAATAATGAAAAGAATCGCCAGTGCTGTCATCGATCGATCGAGCAGTGATTCGACGATAGCGTGTGCCTGGCTCCATCCCGTGCTTCGCGTTTTGCTTCTTGGCCATGTGGGTTTTGATTTCGATGACCTTGTGCCAGCAGCCATCAGCCTGGTCGAATTCGTAACCGCAGTGTTGAAGATCTCGAGTGGTGCTGACCAGCGAATTGCAGCCTGGGTTGCAGTCTTCGCAATCGTCAGCGCCACATGGCCCATGATAACTTCCCCAGCCACCGCATCGATACGTTCTATCGTAAGGTTGATATTGCATTCTCACTCCCTGTGTACACTCTGTACTTAATGTGCTGTGTACAGACTGTACAGTGAGAAGCAAAGAAAAACCCTGCCTTACTCGAGGCAAGACAGGGACATTCAGACATGAAATTTGATGGCTATCGACTCATTGAGTTCGGGCCAATGTGCCGAGTTCTTGATCAGCCAAGTCTCTGGAAAGTTTCTTCACATCGTTGATGGCATCGAGAACGATCTGGTGCGCCTTGTACTGCTCGAGGCAGGCACACGCATTCTGGACAGACCAAAGGTGCATGGTCAAATTGTGCAGAGCCATCGACGTCGTATTCCCATTGGCAAACCAAGTGGATGTGCTGAAGCTGTGTTCTGCAAGCGCCAGTTCAATTGTCACTGTCCATTGTCCATACTTCTGCTCAGCCTTGATTTCTCGATCCTGGCTTGTCTTAAGCGTAATGGTCATGTCTGCTCCCTTTCGTTCGCGTTGATTATTATCGATCAGCAGGCGCCAGTGCGTTGTTGCCAGCTAGTGGCCAAGGCGATGGCTTGCGGGATGAGATCAGCAGGCTGGGTGCCATCCAGCTGCGCTTCGATGTGTGCGCCCACCTGGCTAAGCGTCATCGGGTACATGGTGCGCCAGGCGCGTAGGATGTCTCCAGCAAAGAATTTGATTTCGTCGAGGTTGGCTGCGCTGTTCATCGTTGCTCCCTTTGTACACCATGTACTTAATGTGATGTGTACACACTGTACACATGGATTCCGAACTTTATTCGCCTTCGATGACTCCAGCCTCGAGGTTTCGAACCAGTCTGAACCTGCGAGCAAAGGCTGGTTCATCGACAGTCGACGTTGATCTTTGGAATGGGTCAGACTTCTGCTTCAGCCAGGGTTCCACCCATTCATCGAGATACGCAGAAGCCTTGCTGGGCCTGAATAAAGTGGCATGACCAATCCTGCGTTCTCGCAGAAACTTCGATCTTTCGTCCGAGCTCTGTTCCCACCAATCGATCAAATCGGTGGCTCGATCGACACCGTGCTCTCGAATGACAGTGGCGAGTCCAGTGCGCTTCGGTGGCTTACGGTTCAGTGGCGTTCCATGAACTCTGGCCCAGCCTTCTCGATAGTGAGTCCAGACCTTCTCGAGATCAGTCACTGTATCTGTGGCTGTGTCGGTGGATGTGTCTGTGGCTGTGTATCTAACGCGCGTGTGGTCATCTTTGGCTCGAGTTTGGCTCGAGTCCGGTTCGCTTTTGGTTCGCTTTTGGTTCGGTCGTTCTTGTAAACCAGGCTTTGATGGTGATCGCTTGGTTCGCTTTTGGTCCACTTTTGGCTCGACTCTGGTTCGCTTTTGGTCCACTTTTGGACCACGACGATTCTGATCAAACCACCGATCCCAGGCTTCTCGCTTCTTGGGATCTGACCAGGCATCCACGTTCGACAACAGCCTCGAGACTCGAGACTGCGACCAACCCCATGTGGCAGCGAGCGTTCGCCTTGTTGGGAATGTGCCTCGAGGCAACATCGCCTGATCCTGCAAGAATCGAAGATCGATGATCGCCAGCGATCGTGGCCACTTGATCTGGCCAGCTAGTTCTTGGCGAGCAGCAGCCCAGTCGATGGGATCGGCAGCAAAGAACATTTGTACCTCAATTGTGTGCGCCAGGCAG